GCCGATGCTGGCCTTCTACGGCTTCCCGTCAGCGGCGGAAGAGGTGTCAGCAGGCCCCGGCGAAGCAATTGCGTTCCCCGCTGAAGGCCGCGCCGAATATATCGAGCCAGCAGGCCGTAGCTTTGATTTTCAATTCCGCAGGCTGGAGCAAATCGCATCACAAATCAATGAACTTGGCCTATCAGCCGTGTTAGGCCAAAAGCTATCAGCCGAAACTGCTGCGGCTAAGACCATCGACCGCAGCCAAGGCGACAGCACCATGATGGTGATTGCGCAGAATATGCAAGATATGATCGACAATTGCCTACAGTTTCATGCTCAATATCTCAACACACCACAGGCCGGTAGTTGCCTGATAAATCGGGATTTCCTTGGCGCAAGGCTTGACCCTACAGATGTAAGCAGTTTGCTCCAGCTCTATACAGCAGGCACCATCACGCAAGAAACACTGCTACAGCAACTGGCCGATGGCGAAGTGTTGGGCGATGACTTCGACGTGCAGCAGGAGATTGACGCTACGGCAAATGCTGGCCTATGACAACACCATCAGCGCTATACCGCAACGCAATCGACCTAAACCGTTACAGCAACAGTGTTGCCAAGCGTATTGTCAGCACATATAACGACATCATTATTGATGCTGCAAATCAACTGCGCGTCATAAATGACTTAACGGCACCAGCTAAGGCTGCACGGTTGCGTGGCATCCTTGCGCAGCTTAAAGACTCACTAGCCACATGGGCAGGCGACAGCACGGTCACCACTGCAAGTGAACTGCAAGGCCTAGCTGAATTGCAATCGGAATTTGTCACTGAGCAATTGCGTAAGGTGTTGCCAGCCGGTGCCCGTGATGCAGTAAACACCATTGAGATAAGCCCGCAATTTGCGCGGTCTGTTGTTACAACTGATCCAACTCAATTAAATGTGGTCACCCTAAGCGATGACCTATTTAAGGCGGCCTTTGGCTCACCACAAACCTATAGCCTGACCGCAGCGCAAGGCACGGCAATCACGTTGCCCAATGGCGAGGTGGTAAACAAAGCATTTCGCGGTATTGCTGAATCACAGGCCGAGCAGTTTTCGCAGGTGGTACGTAATGGCCTGTTGACAGGTGAGACCACACCAGACGTAGCAAAGCGCTTGATTGGCAGGCTTGAATTTGGCCAGGCAGGCAGCGTTAGGCAAATCGCCCTTGCGGGCGGTCAAGCTACTAAGGCCGCTAACCATCAGGTGATTACGCTGGTGCGCACCAGCATCAATCAAGTGGCAAATGAGGCAGGCCAACAGGTATATGAGGCCAACCAAGACATCACGCAGAAATATCGTTACGTCGCAACGCTTGACACTCGCACCAGCGCCATATGCCGTGCGCTTGACGGTCGTGAGTTTGAATATGGCAAAGGCCCTAAGCCGCCGCAGCATTTTGGCTGCCGTTCAACCACAGTGCCAGTCATCAACTATCAGGAGCTTGGCTTTGATGCACCGCCATCAGTTACTAAAGGCAAGCGCGCCAGCATGGATGGGCCAGTGCCTGCAAATACCAGCTACGGCCAGTGGTTGCAAGCCCAGCCGCGTGCGGTGCAGGATGAGGTATTAGGCAAGGCAAAGGCTGATTACTTTAATAAGCTTGCCGACCAGCATGGCGCCCGTGATGCCATCGCAAAGCTAGTCCGTGATGACGGGTCAGAGCTAACCTTAGATCAGTTGCGTAGTCGCTATGGCAAAGCCTAAGGACAAGGTCGCCAAGATAATGGGCGAATACAAGCGTGGCACATTAAATACCGGTAAGCCAGGCCCCGGCAAAGGTCCAAAGGTTAAAAGTCGCAAGCAAGCCATCGCAATTGCACTTAGCGAAGCTGGCAAGACCAAGAAGCCCAAGAAGGGCATGAAGTAATGGCTAAGAAGCCCGGCCTTTACGCCAACATCAACGCCAAGCGCAAGCGGATTGAATCCGGCAGCAAAGAGCGCATGGCGCATAAAGGTGAAGAAGGCAGGCCAACTGCCGCAGCATTTAAGGCAAGCGCCAAAACTGCTAAGCCACGTAAGCCCAAGAAGAAAAAATGATCACCTACCGTGGTGAAGAATTTGATGGTTACAACAAGCCCAAGCGCACCCCAAACAATCCAAACAAGTCTCATGCCGTGCTTGCCAAAGATGGCGACACCGTTAGGTTGATCCGTTTCGGGCAGCAAGGTGTATCTGGATCGCCGCCAAAAAAAGGTGAATCAGCAGCAGATAAAGCCCGTAGAGCTGCATTTAAGGCTCGCCATGCCGACAACATCGCCAAAGGAAAATTGTCTCCTGCCTATTGGGCGGATAAGGTAAAATGGTAATGTACTTTAGCCTGCGGCTAATTCATGTCTGACGAAAATCAAACTCAGGAACCTGCGGTGACTGAGCAACTGCAACGCAGTGTCGAAGCATTAGAGCGCAAGAATCAAGAACTGATTGCCGAATTGCGGGCGGCCAAGAAATCACCGCAACTGCCAGATGGGGTGAACGTTGACGAATTGCTTGAATTTAAGCGCAAGGCCGAGCAGTCTCAACTGGAGCAGCAAGGCAACTACACCGAAGCCAGGCAGGCTCTGGAGCAGCAATACCGTGAGGCGACGACGCAAAAGGACCAGCGCATTAGCGAACTTGAAACCCGAGTCAAAGAACTAGAGCTGATAAGCCCTGCTGTAACGGCATTGGCTGAGATCGTTCATGACCCAGACCTAGTGCTCAAATCCAAGCTGTCACCTGATCAGATTGAACGCGAAGCTGATGGCACCGTAGTGGTGGTCAATGGCTATCAGCGCACACCAGTGGCTGAATGGGCAAAGACGCTGCCAGCATGGATGCAAAAGGCACCCAAACCCCAAGGAAGCGGCGCACCATCAGGCCGTAATGCAAACGAGATACCTGCAGGCACCATAAACCCATTTGCCCGTGAGTCATTCAACCTGACCGAGCAATCACGGCTATATAAAACAAACCGTGACTTGTACGACCAATTGAAGGCGCTAGCCTAATTACATCCGGCAGCGCCGGTAGGCGGGTTGCGCCTGCTGCTATCTGTAAACACTTTTTTTCTGGAGAAACACCGTGGCGACCCTTCGCTCCGATGTCATCATTCCTCAGATATTCACCCCGTATGTGATCGAGCAAACCACTGTGCGGAACCAGTTTCTGCAAAGTGGCGTAGCTCAACCCATGGCGGAGCTGAATGGTTCTGAAGGTGGTGACCTAATCAACATTCCTTTTTGGAAAGCAAACCTCACCGGTGATGCTGAAGTCCTTACCGACTCCACAAGCCTCACCCCTGGCAAGATCACTGCTGACAAGCAAATCGGTGTAATCCTGCACCGTGGCCGAGCTTGGGAAGCACGCGACCTAGCTGCCCTTGCTGCTGGTTCTGATCCTATGGCTGCCATCGGCCAAAAGGTTGGCGAGTACATCGCTAACCAACAACAAAAGGATCTCTACAAGACCCTTGAAGGTGTATTCGGTGCTCTAACCGGCTCAGATTCACCTGCCTTTGCAGATCTGCGCTTTGACACCAGCGGCATGACCGCCCTTGGTCCCAAGCAAGTTGCCCAAGCCCGCGCCAAGCTGGGTGATCAAGGCGACAAGTTGGCTGCTGTTGCTATGCACAGCGCGTGCTACTACGACCTAGTAGAACGTAAGGCCATTGATTATGTGTCAACTGCCGACGCCCGTGGCACTGCAACTACCTTTAGCGGTGGTTCAATGGTTTCCGCTTACGGCGGCGACAATGCAGTTCCCACATATATGGGTCTGCGTGTGATCATCTCAGACGACATCACCAACTCTGGTGGTAACTACGCTTGCTATTTCTTCACCCAAGGCGCTATTGCCACCGGTGAACAGCAAGCACTGCGCACTGAGACCGACCGGGACATCCTGGCTAAGTCCGATGCCATGGCCGTTGATTGGCACAACTGCTTCCACCCTGTAGGCGCTAAGTGGGCCGTGACCACTACCAACCCAACCGGTGCACAACTGGCTACTGTTGGTAACTGGTCTAAGGTGTATGAAACCAAGAACATTGGTATCGTACGCGCCACCATCACATCCAACTACGACTGAGGCAGTTAACCATGGCTTCCATTTTTGAGCTTGGTGACATCCCCGGCGGCTTGCTGCCTGGGTCATGCACACTGGCAGCACCTACCGCTACTGCCACCCTGACCACCGCCCAGTCATACAACGCCATCATCCGTGGTGTTCCTACGGCTGCCGCTACCTATACCACCGCTGCGGCGGCTGATATTGTGGCTGCAATCGGTGGTGATTGTGCAGTTGGCACTTGCTTCCGTGTCGTTGTTATCAACGCATCGGCTGGCGCCTTTACCATCACCATCGCCGGTGGTACTAACGTAACCGTTTCTGGTGTTGCCACTGTGGCCCAGAATGCTTCCAAGGAGTTCATCGGCTACGTGTCAAACGTAACTGCTGGCTCTGAGGCAATCACGCTGTATGGCCTAGGCTCTACTGCATCTGCCGCTGCCTGATGGGTTTATTCGCTTTCAGGCGATTACGTGAACGTGAGGCTGCTGCTACGGCGGCGGCCTCTTTTTGCGTGCCTAAACTAGAACCAACGGAGCCAACTGATGGCAATAACAATCGACGCGACAGTAGGCGGGGCAAACGCCAACTCATACCAAACACTGGCGGACGCACAAGCGATAGTTGACGGCATGGTGCAGGATGCAGACGTAACCGCATGGGCGGCTGCTACCACTAACGCCAAAAACCGTGCCCTATACACCGCCACGCAACGCCTAGACCGTGAACGGTTCATTGGCGCTAGATCAACTGACACGCAAGCATTGCAATGGCCGCGCACTGGCGTGCGCAAGCCAGACACATACATCAACACGTACGCCGTTGGGTTTCCATTCCGCATCACGACCGACTACTACACCGACACCGAAATTCCTGACCAGATCAAAAAAGCGCAGGCGATGCTTGCGGTTTACCTGAATAACAACGTCGATGGCCTTGGTCTGACTGGCCTTGAAGACTTTAAGAACGTCAAGGTCGGCAGCCTAGACGTAACACCAGCCCAAGGCATGGGCGCCGACAAGATCCCACCGTTGGTTGAGCGGTACATGACTGGCCTTAGAATAAGTGGGCCAGGTAATTTTGCAATTCGAAGGAGCTGACATGTCTGAATACGCCATAGGCTTTGAATATATCAGCGACACTGCAGCACATACTGGCCGCTTTTGCGAATTGGTCGCATTTGAGGATTCGGTGATTGCTAGCGCTGTAATCCAAAACCAAACCGGCAACACGTTCACCAGCGTGCCGCTTAAGGCTGGCCAATGCGTTGAGGCGGTATTCACTAGCGTGACACTAGCCTCCGGCAAGATCGCCGCTTACAAGATTTAGCCATGAGTGATTCCAACGTATTAGGCATTGATTATTCCAAAGGCGCAACTTTTGTTGACGCCGCAACAACAGTGACTGGCCGCTGGTGTGCGATTACTTTTTTTGGCAGCGCAGCAATCACTGAAATCATTAGCACCAACTATGACGGGGCATCATTGGCCGGCCATACTCCTACCGCTGGAGTAACGATTTATGGTGTTTTCACCAGTATTAACCTGTCGGCTGGCCACTGCATTGCCTACAAGCTCTGATGGCACTATCAACCGCGCTACGAAAGGCCGCCAGTAAGTTGATGGCTAAGTTCGGCGGCACGGCCACCATTCGGCGTATCACCCTTGGCTCTTACGATCCAGCCACTGGCACTGCTGCCGAAACCACGGCTGATACCAGTGTGCGTGGTGTGCTTGAAGACGTGACCAGACGCGAGGTAAACGACCTAATCCAAGCGGGCGACAAGCGCTTGATGGTTGCAGCCGCAGACCTAGCCAATGCACCAACGACAGCCGACCGCGTAATTATCAGCAGTCGCTCATTGCAGGTGATTGAAGTGCGCACTATCGAGCAGGACAACATAGCGATAACCTACGAACTGATACTTAGGGACTAATGGCA